TGAATGTCATTAATGATTTCTTTCAAAGAAAGTTGTTTTACTTTTCTCTGTGCGTCTGGTCCTATTATCATAGTGTCTTCAGAATCAGAGGCTTCTTGTAAATTAAAGAATTTACTAAAATCTATGATATCCCTCCCATCTTCATCTTTCTTTGTTGGAAGAGGTTGATCTGACAACCATTCATAAAGCTCGTCAACTGTTTTTTGTACTTTCGCAAATTCTTGACTGTCTATTATAGCCTTTATTTCTTCGCGACTCAAAACAGGATCAGGGTCGAGGTCTTTGGTAAATTTTCTCTTTAGCCTTTTAAAAACCTCATCTTCAATTCTTTTTCTTATCTTTGGTGTAACTTTTGCATCTTCATCGCCAGTTTGTTTCTGAAATTCTTCTTCTGCATCCTCAAATGAAAAAAGTTCTTCGTTTTCAATGGCTGCTTGTAGATCTTCTGAATCTTCTATATCATCATCATCCCATTCCATGTCTTGAACAAGAGGGGCAACTATATTTCTGATCATTTCTGGTGTGAGTTCAAAGTCTTTAGGATTGTCTCTTCTGTATGCAACTCCTATTATTTGTAACTGCTCGAGCGACTTTTGGAAATTTTTAATTAAATCAGCGTTAAGTTGTCTTTTTTGAACAACAGCGTCATATTGGGCAATTGTTTTGCTTAACTGTTCTATGGCTTTATCTCTAAACTCCATGGGCGACATTTGCTCATTTAATTCTCTAAATTCTTCCATGTATCCGTAATAAACTTCATCAGAAATAAAGTCTTGAAGTTCCTCGGCAGTTTTCAAATTCTGCATTCTTTCTAAAAGTTCTCTCAATCTTAGTACGGGTTGTGCATACTTTTGTTCAAATTTAAAAACAAACTTTTCCATTTTTTCTGGTGTGACTTCCATATCTGGTGTGAGTTCAAAGTCATCCTCGGGCTCCCTTTCATCTTCTTCGTCATCATCTTCATCATCAATAATTTCTAATCCGGGAGAACCAATAAGACTTGCAGAACCAATATGTTCTTCAATATATTCTGATACTTCTTTTAACTTTTCAGACAAAGCATCTGTGTCTGTTTTTTCATCGGGGTCATCTAATTCTTTCATGATACCAACCAATTCTTGAACCACAGTTCTTAGCAAACCTTTCAACTCCTTGTAAGATATTCTACTTTTTGTAAAGTTAGATTTTGAAAGGTCATAATAAGCAGAAAGTTCGCTTGTTTTTGCTTTTAACTGTCCAACTTTCAGAAGAAGATCTGATGCATTTATAATCTTACCTTGTTCTTTTTTGTAGTCTGAGACTTGTTTGTTGATAGCTGTGATCATGGGTCTCATTTCCTTTACTACTCCTCTGATGATATTGGCTCGTTGTTGGTAAGCGGAAACATCACGCTCTCTTAGTATATTTTCTGGGATGATACCGGCCAAACCTTTAGTGGCATTATAGACTGCTGCTATCGCAACCTGTAACAAATCAGCATTTTGTTTGATTAGTGTTTTGTTCCATTGAGTTAATATTTTTGTATCCCCAGTTTGCAATTTTGCTGCTGATGTTGCCATATTCTTTAACAATTTTAATATTTCTTGCTTTCTCTCTTTTATTCTTTTTTGATAGGCTTGAAAAGATGGGTCTGGGTCGTCAACTTCAACTTCAAACACATCATCTCTTTTGGCATCACCGGTTCGAGAAGCTTCGTCAGCCTTATTCATATTTTGCTCAAACGCACTTATCTGAGCTGTCAAAGAAGAATAGAGAGCAACTTGTTCTCTTAAGGTTTTAGCCTCTAAAAAGTTTTCTAAGAAGTTAAACATAGAATCTTGCAAATCGCCATAATACCCCAATACATCTTCTCTAGACACCATTGTTGGTGATTCATTATTAAGCTTAGCTGCGAGTTCTTCTTTTGATTGTTCTAATTGTTTCTTCTTCTCTTCTTTTTCTTCATCTGGCATGTTGGAATTCTCTATCTCGCTGTTAACAATAGCAGCAGAGGTTTCCAAATTTCCTTCTGGTGTACCAGTATCTATTTGATTAGCCACTGTTTCTAAATTTTCAGCAGTTGGATTGCTGATAACAGATGGGGCATCTTCAGCTTCAGGTTCACTATCAATAATTTCCTTTTCGTCAGGAGTTATTTCCCTTCCTCCATCCGAGGTGTCAGCTTTAGCTACCTTTACAGCATCTTCTTTACTTTTTTGTCTGATTCTTTTCACCCAAGCAAGTTTAGTCTCACCAGGTCTTTGAGCTAATGAGTCTTCTTCAGGAGGCTCTTCAGATGCTGGTTCTTCAGGTGTTGATGGCTGTATGTCAATTTTATCAGCCAGTTGTTTTGCTTTAGTTAGTGGCCCTTTGAGTTTTTTTAAGGACTCAATTGTTACAATAGAATTTGGTATACTTTTTTCCTCATCTGTGGAAAGTTCTTTACTCTTGGCCTCGGCAGCAGCTCTAAATTCCATAAAAGCTGTAAATAAAGCACTATAAGTGCTCCAGAGAGGGTTGCCAGAGTTAAATTCTAATGCTATAAGTTTATCATTTATTTCCAAAATATCTTCATAAGCAAAATCCATTGTGCTCAAGTATTGAAATTTTTGATCATCGTCGCCAGGAACATATTTTTTATAAGCTTTTTCTATGACAGCAACGGCATCTACAAAAGGTTGTTTATACTCTTCTGGGACTTGGGAGATATCTGGAAGTTCAAGTTCAGGTTCAGAGTTTGAAGTTGGTTCACCAAACGCCCCATCCTGTTTTAAAATTTTAAATGCGGCTTTTATTTTTTCTTGTGTTTCTGGGGTGATTTTTTGGTTCGAGGCGAAGGTTTGTAAAAATCTGTGATCATTACCAAAGAAATATTTTACATAATTTACTGTGTTGTTTTTAATGTTTGCATTTGCCTGAAGCCTATCTCTTAGGAAAATATCCAATGTTCTAATCATTTCATCTTCACTAAATTCTTGTACTTCAGTATCCTCATCATCATCATCATCAAATTCCGGTTGACGAAAACGATCGGCGTTAAACCGTTGGTGTACCATATCTAGTAGTTTTTTTTCTTCAGAGGACAACTCATTATATTTTTCCGGATTCTGATAGTAAAAGATATCTATTTTTTCTGCATCTTTTAGAGCCATTTCATTTTCTGGATCCTTTAAATATCTCCTCAAAGCTTGTGCCATTGGTAAATCAGCTTCATTTAACAACTCTTCAACAATAAGTCGATTTACAACACTTGAGGATGCAATGTTCATTTCAAGTAGTTTTTTTATAATTGGATGTTTTATTACATCAATTGCTATTGCTTTTTTATTCATTTACTTTTGTTCCCCTTTAGCTTTTTGTTTTTTTACAGCATCTAAAATTTTTGCCAGTCTCTTGTACACTATTTGCATCTGGCCTCTTAATTGTCCTTGGTCAATATCTCCAGCTAAAGCTAATTGTTCTAACACATCGTTTAGTTGTTGTACTATACCTCTCTCCAAATTTGTATACTCGTCAGCCTGATCAACAGCATCCTGGGCTCTTTGTTTGAATTGCTGCTTGGCTCCTGAAGCTGATACCCTTTCTGTACCAAAAGCACCTATTTTTTCCTGTTCGTCTTGTTCGGCAAGCTCAAGTTCTTCTTTGATGATTTGTTTTAATCTTTCTTTTGATATTTTCATACTGAACTCCTTTATAGATCTATCCCTAAATAGAAAAAAAGGAGGCTTTTTGCCTCCTTAGTGTTTAATTAAATTCTGCATTTGGGTCAAATTGCATCATGTTGGTTAGATATTCCAGCATTTGTTTTAATTGTGGGTTTTCAGCACACTGTTGACCCATCATGGCGATTACTTGCACTTGTTTCATTGTTAGACCTTTTTCTCCAAGTTTTCTTGCAGCCTCAAAACAAACAGCAAATTGGGCTCTTGTTTCATCATCAGCTTCTTGAAGTATTTTAGTCACTTCCATTAATTGATCTGATATTGTTTCATTCATTTTGTTTCTCCTTTAATTTATCTACTAACCATGAAGATGATTGTGGTTTATCGCTACCTCCAATACACCACATCATTTCTATGCCTATATGATCACATAGATTCATTTCCGGTGTATTTTTCTCTTTTCGGTCTCCACCATTTGCAAAAGCATCTGGTTTACATCTTACCAAAGCTTCACACACAGTTCCGTCAGAATCATCAACAGAAGTAACAGTGGTCACTCCTTTAATATTTCCCATAATCTCTGCTCGTTGTTGCCATGGCATAAACACATAACCTTTCTTTCTCATAAGCCAATCATCAGAATTAATTATTACCAATACATCTCCATAACGAGAAGCATCTTTTATCATTCTTATGTGACCAATGTGTACTGGATCGAAACCACCAGATACAGCAATAACAGGTCTTTTCATTTTTTCTCCTTAAATATATCTCTCCCAAGATTCAGGGAAAGGAATATTGCGATAATACTCTCTTATAGTTATAGCAGGTTTTTTCGGGTTTGTCAAGGGTTTTTTTCCAAATTCTTCAATTGTTTTGTGTCCCTTGCGACCATTGCAACGTTTACAACTTGCAACAATATTGTCCCAAGACTTCTTACCACCGAGACATCTTGGGTAAACATGATCCATTGTGAGATCCTTAAACAAAAAAACACCTCCACAATATTGGCAGGTGTTCTTGTCTCTCCATATAACATTTCTTCGATTACAGGCTATTGTTAAACGCCGTTTTGATATATACGTTTTAAGGACGATAACGGACGGATAAAGCGTGTTTCTTGTTGGACCGGTGTGGTAAGACTCCAAACGTTTTGCACGGCCACAATAGACCATATTGAAGCCTTTATGGACGGGTATTATCTCTATCGGACGATAAGATGCATCAAGTTTGAGAGTATATTCAGGAGTCACAAAATAACTAGTTTTTAGTTATCAGTTTACCCGCTGATGATTCACTTGAGACCTTTGCCAAACAAGCATCGGCCAAAGAGAATTCATCAATAAAAGATTTGAGTTCTCCAAAAGCTCTTTTGTAATCTGGTTCCATTACCACTTCAGTTTTTCCTCCATGGGAATGAATGGCGTGAACTTCTCCAATATTGTCATAAATAGTCACTGATGGGTGTTCAGAAAGCCATGTTACGGCAACTTTGCCATTATCAAAAATAAAGCCTTGTGCTACTCTTCCAGTACCGGAAACACCAGACTCATCTTCTAATCTTTTTAAGTAAAACATTTTCATAGTCATTATAAAAAAGAGAAATCTGGTGGAGGTTTATCTTCCTCAGTATCCTCATCAGAGTCCTCTTCTATCTCCTCTTCTTTTTCTTCTTTTTGTTTTGGGACCTTTTTTTTCTTGACAGGTACCTTATCTAAGTATTTCTTAGCAACTAATTGTAAAATATAAAACACTATTTCTGTTGTTTGTGTTAGTTTAAATGGAGTAAAATAAAGAGTGTTTCTGGTTAATTCCATCATCAATATTTTATCCCAACCTTTTCCAAGAACATAAATCATACATTCTTCAACAAAGGCTTCATATCCTTTTTCTTGAAGAAAAACTACTATTTCTTTTTCCTTCTCATCTCTTTGTTGTTCTGTCATATGAGGAAATGCTATACCTGCATTTATTGTCTTAAGGATAGTGTCTTTCAATTGTTTCAGAAGATCTTCATCCATTGTTCTCTTCCGGACTTTTTAAAATTGATGGGATAATTTTATCAAATATTATTCTCGACGTTTCTTCTGGTCCTGTTGTTTTAAATGCTCTTCCGTTATATCTTAGAGAATTGTATATTTCCCAATCATTTCCAGTTGGTTCACAACGATCTCCAACAAAATATGCTGGTTGGTAATCTTTGAAATGCTTTAAGCAATAAGTTTTGTCCCAGCCCACAGGAAATATATCAAATGATGTATCTCCACCCATCTTTATAGTAATGCCATCGATACCCATGTCTTTTACAACACGAACATTGAATCCTCTTATTTCATCTTGCCTAAAAGATGATCCTCCACGTTTATCAAACTCGATAAATTCTTTTCTATCCGCTTCATTAGCGTTTCTACCTATAGGACACCAATTGATTAGAGAGCCTCTATAATCTATATGATGTCCAGTTACAGGAAGATCATACAACTTCAATAAGTGCTGCCGCTGGAGAAGGAACGAAATAACAGCTCGGAATTTAGTTTCACCTAGCTTCTCTCTCATATTAACTTGATGAGCTATTCGATACTCGTCGTTGGCTATATTGGGAGGAGGATAATATTTTGTGCCATTACAGGGGAGGATATGAATACGGTATCTTAACTCCGTCTTCTCCAGCAGCATTCCTATTTGTTGGTGGACATAATCATAATCAGAACCAGTCACAATTCCTATATCGGAATGTTTAGCGAGTTCCCGCAAAGCAGGAAACATATCACTTTCGATAACCTTTCTAGGTTTTGTTAAAGTTCCATCCATGTCAAATAAAACAATGTTTTTCATTTTCCACCTACAACTATATTATAACACGTTCACTCTTTGTTGTCAAGAAAAATGTTCATTTTTTTTAAATTAATGTTTAATTCGCTGAGACTTAATCCTAAAAAGCTTGCTGCGTCAAGCTTTGAACGACAAGCTGAAAGAGCAAAACGAACCACAGCCTCACGACATATTGCTTCAATAGATTTCCATATCGGAAAGTTGTACATTCTGTTGTTTAGATATCTTGAAGATAGTTCTAATTTAACTGCTATTATCTCTTCTAAAGTTAAAGAAGATAACATGACTTCAAATTCATCATCTATCTTCTTTTCTTTTTTTAATTTATTTATCGTTGAGTAATAATAAGACTTGCCTTTATACTCATTGTTTTTCTTTTGCCACATTAGGCACCTTCAGGGCTCGTAATCTCTGGTTTCTCGAGGCCAGGGTTTAACTCTGATTCATAAGACTTCAATAAAAGCTCAAGGTTATATAAGCACCAATCTTTAAACATTTGTCTATCATCTTCGTTGTCAAGATCTAAATAAGCATCAGAAAAGTATGATTGTACTAATCTAAATGCGTCAAAAGATTGATTGCGACCAGTCTTATCCATATCGGAGAGACCAGAACCAAACTCTTCTCTTTCTGTGTCTAGATTCTTTTTCTTTTCAACATCCTTTTCTACTTGTGTTTGAGGTGCTGGTTCTTCATCTGATACAACATCAATGTTTTCTTTGTCATCCTCAATATCTATTTCCACTTCTTGCAAGAGATCGGCTATTTCATCTTCGATTTCATCTTCAATATTTTCACCTTCTGGTGGAGCTGCTAAACCTTCAGGTCCTTCAATCTCTGCGTCGGGAACTGGGTTTGGTTCAGCACCTTGTGCATTGAGAGCATCAAGTTGTTGAAATAAACTTATAAATGCGTTTAACAAGTGAGCAATAAAAGAAGTACGTTGCTCTTCCGATGTTGTTAGTTGTTGAAACTTAGATTTGATTGAGGGCTTAGCTTTACGAAAAGCATCACGAAGTTTATTGATACCAGTATTTGGATGAGGGTTAGCTTGATCTTTTGCTTCGTTGATTAGAGTTCTAATAACAACCCGCAATTGTTGTTCCTGAATATATTCTTTTCTTAAATTTTCTTTGATTTTATTACGAATATATTTTCGCAACAACATTTCAGTTTGAATTTCTCTTCTCACAGTATTTTTCTCCTTATTTGGAATTGCCATTGAGCCATGAACTGCTCCGGCACCCATGGTGGCCATTTCAATCAATTCTTTGATCGAGGATATTTCAACTATCTTTTTTGTCATCTTTTTTTTCTTTGTTTCTCTCAGCGTATTTTAATGCGGCACGAAGTTTTTCAATTGTTGCAAGATCTTCAAGTTTTTGAGCAAGCTCTTCAACTGACATTTCAGTTTCTTTCATTTCTTCTTTATCTTTTTTACCTTTCTTCTTTGCAATATTTTTTAATACTTCATCGGGAAGATGGTCCATTTTAGTTTCTTTTGGATTGTCGTCTGCCCCAGCTTCTACACTTTTTTTACCAATATTATCATCTTTCTCTTCTTTCTTAACAGGTGGGTGCCCATCATCTCTTTTACCAGAATGGTCTGCTTCGGTAAAAGCTTCCAGTACGGTAAGTTTTGATTCATGTATGTTTCTTACAATAGAACCATCTTTAAACTTGACATCATATTTTGTTACTTTTTGCAACTTTTCATCCCAGTTGTGATCAACTGTTTGTCCTTCTTTCCCTTCATAAATTACATGATGAAGACAGTAGTGGTTTGGAGCAAAAATACGATCATGTCCTTCTTCAAGGTCATATTCTTTTTTAGACTCACTAAGTTTATCGAGATTCATGGAGAAACCCCAACGTTCATTTAACAGAGTGCTTAACTCTTTATTTTTCCATTCTTTGATTGACATTTTGCGTATTCTCCTTTCGTAAAAAATATCTTTGTTTTTAGATTTATATTGATCTTCCCAATCTCTAAAACACATGTTACCTTCTAAATAGGCTTCTTCTTCCATTTTTCTCAAATGTGGGTCGTTTTGAGCATAGTTTGCATCTGTTGAATATTCATTATCAAACATACCTTGTTCATTTTGTCTGTGGTGTACAAACTCATGAGCAATAGACCTCATCATATCTTTTGGATGGCGACCATCAGTATATACGGTTATCTCCATTGACATAGGTTCATAATGAGCTGTTTTGCCAAGCATGGGGTGGTTAGAAGCATCTGATACAAAGTTGATAGTAGGTGGTTTTTTGAAACCAAATCTCTCCTTAGCAAAGCCATATAGATTTCTCACCAAAGGCTTCATTTCAGATATATCGTATTCAGAATTGTTATGTATTTTACAAGACATATATTAATTAGTATCTACTTTCTCTATTTTATGCAGTAAAACAGTATATGTTTGACCGCTTTTGTTTTCTAGTATTTTTGCACAATGAACTGGTCTTGTAAATTGATTTCTTACTTCATATATTTTTAAAACAAGTCCATTGTACTCTACAACATTTTCTTCATAATTGTGATCTCTAACTATTGATCGCCACTTAACATAGTCTCCTACTTTAAATTTATCTAAATAAGCATCACCAAGAGCCATTACTCCCCTTCTTCATATAAATGTGTGGTTTCTGGACTCATGTCATGAGGATTTGGTCCTTGACAACCTTCATCACCCATAGTTTTGCCCATTTCATACTCAAGATAGTGTTTTACAGTAGAAATATAGTCAGCAGCTTTGGTAATTTTACTTTGAACCCAAGATTCAAGTTGTTCATTGTCACCTAACATAGCCATAAGCTCGTCAGAATAATGATTTATCTGTTGTAATTGGCGTTTTGCCATGTCCCCTTCTTCGTCAGGATAGTCAAAATAAGGGTCATTTGGGGTCGAAATTGGGTTGTTTTGAGGGGTATCTTCGGCCTTTACAAGGGCAAATTCCTCTTGAATTAGTTGAATTAGTCGTTTTTTTGTGATTTTCATATGTGAATTACCTCATTTTGTTCAAAATAACTAGTAAAATTAGTATGATTGTGACTTCAAAGTCACTAAAATAGTAAATTATCATAAAAAAGACCACAGATAAGAGGAAAATAAGCCATTTTTCAACAAATTCGGTCATTAATTCCACCCAATTTGCTCAATTTCTTCTTTTGGGACCAATAAAACAACTCCTGTTATGAATTTATAGTGAGAATACACCCTAACACGACCCTGATTGTCTGGTTTATTGGAAATTAAGTAGTATTCTCCAGATCTTGGTACCAAAATTGGCTTTTTATCACTCATAGAGTAGTAATAACCGTATCCTTTACCCTTAATTCTTACTTGTTCAAACGGATTTCCATTCGAATCTTTAATAAATTTGCTTAAAGTCTCCGCATAATAGATGTTTTGCTCTTCCTGAGATGAACTTGACGTCATTGCAGACTTAAAAATTGCCTCCATATCATCTAGAACGTCCATAATCTTGGTATTTGTGTTTTTAATCCGACGAGAATTGCTATTTTTTGTGGTGTTTGATATTATTTTTGACAATTTTGACCTTAATTCTTTTTTTTTTCGGTCTCTTTCTTCCAAAACACCAAAATCTGGAGGTGCTGCTGCGCCTTTTGACATCTTTGGACGGGTATGACCCTTTCCACCACCCGTATGTTTGTTTTTTCCAAGCCCTATAAGCTTCTTTTTCATCTTTGCCCAAGACTGAGACTGTGATGGAAGGTATTTTCCCTCCATAATTTCTGGATTATCTATGTTATCAAGGTAAAATTTGATAGCAATTTGCGCTACTTCGGTCATATTTGGCATATAAATGTGCAAATCGTCTTCTTGAACCCACAAAAACTCTGAATTTTCTTGAAAATCTTGAATAAATAGGTCAACAGGGGGTTCTTCAATGGCATAATCGGTCCATAATATGTGCATATCCATGTCTTCGTTCTTCCAAGTATGGGTATATCTGTGAATTAACCTTGATCTTGGCACAATTAGCCCTGTTTCTTCTGCTACTTCACGCTCATATCCATCAGCTACACCTTTTAGACCTCTTTCAGCTTCAATGTGTTTGATGTGACCACCCGGAATGTCCCATCTGGTTCCTTCATCGGTTCTTTTTAACAATAAAATACTGTTGTGTATGTCTGTTATAATACCTTTTGTAACGATATTTGAGTCTTTATACGCCTCAAGGGATGATTTAACTTCAATTCCATACCTTTGGCACTCCAATATCTCTTCCATGCTGTCATCATGGTGCAATTCTATACCCAATTGCTTCAAAGTTTTTGCTTTTAGGTCTCCTTCGGTATAGTGAACCCTAACTGGTGGGAAGATATGGTCTAATTTTAGCCTTTTTAGTTGGAATTCTACAGAATCTTCAGGATAATACTCTTCAAGAGACCTTTTTCTTGAAGTAACGATGTACAATTCGACTCCTTGAGAGTGATATTCTTTAATTTTCTCAATTAAGTCTTCATTGTAGCCTTGAAAGTTGTAAACTGGTAGTTCTGAGTCTTCTTCAGAGTCAATCATGTAGCTCATAGCTATAGTATTGTCCCAATCAAAAGATATTTTTTTATAATTCACTTGACATCCTCCTTAAATCATGTTATAATAATATTATAAATAGTTTTTTGTTTCATTCCACTGTAACAATTACAATATAACATACTTGGGAGGGTTTGTCAAATGATTTATGAAAGTTTTTTCTTTTATATATTTTCTTTTATTTAAGATTATAATATATATGTGATTATTAATTCAGAATTAATTAATTATTGTTATTATTATTCTGTAAATTTCTTAATCTTTCTTCAGCATACTTCTCGCGCATGGTTATTAACCCAGCATCCAATTTCTCTAATGCTTTTTCTAGCATTGTATGTTGTTGTTGAAGTTTATCTATAACTTTATCTTGCAAAAGTCGCTCTTCAGCCTTTGCATCCTTACGTGTTTGGTAATTAGCATATAATAATGACGCAGTCCAAAGACCAAGTGGACCATATTGTGCTAATGATTCAATTAAAATTTCCATATCCCATAAAACCTCCCTGTGATGGTACTATAAGTATCTACCACTTTCGGCAAGACCAGTATCTTGCTTTAGTTTTTGGTCCTGGATTGTCACAAT